TATTCCGTCTGGGCCTTTCTTCTGTTGAATAGCGCGGCGAAACACTTCAACACAACAGCCAACAGATTTACCAGAACCAACTGGGCCTCTTACGCCACGAAAGAAGGTGTCATCTTTCATAAAGGTTTTTAGTACATTACCATCAGGCTTGTACTTAAAGTCTATCATTTTTGCAGCAAACTCTTTTTAGTTGCTCCACCTTTTTTACTTCTTGTTTTTGCAGCTTCTACAGCAAGCTCTATAGTATTATATCTAGGAAACTTTTTGCCAGTTCTATCCTCAAATGACTTAGCTTCATTCCAAGCCTTATCTCCTTTTAAAAATTTAGGCTCTTTTGTTTCTGAATCAAACCATATTGTCGGTATGTTCCAAGCCTTTCCTTCTGGAGATTGCTCACTTGCTAAATATTCTGTAGCAGATCTACCTCCAACAGTTTTTATTGGCTTGTGTTTTTTAGGGTCAAACGGAATTAAATCAGCCATTATCTTAAACCTTTATCGACTCCAAAGCGGATCATATCCTCCACCACTTCTGGCGCAATACTTTCTATCAGCTTATCGCAAGCAGAGTCACTAACCAAGTGACTGCTTTCACCAAACTTCTCCACAACGTAAGCAAGATGAACCTTGCGCACAATGTTGCGCAAAAGATTTAAGTCTTCCTGTTTAATCGTGCTTATAAAGCTCACTTCTTAGCAGCTTTCTTTTTTGGGGCTGGCTTTGGGTCTGGCCCTTCAACAAGTCGCCGCGAAGAAGAAGTTCGAGTAGCCCCTGAGTAAGTTGTACCGCCCAATGTGTGAGTCGGCCCTGTGTAAATCTTATTATCGTTTGCTGTGTACCAAGCCATGTTAGCCCAAGTCTTTCTCTAAAAGCTCTTGAAGCGGCTGTCCAATAGAAGGCTTAGCCTCTTCGTACATGGCCTCAATCATTTCTAATTGATCTTTAAGGCTGTCAGACTTTAAGACAGCACTTGCCATCTGTTTAAAGCGCCACACTTGAGTTACTTCATTCATGTTCTATACTTCCTTACTTTCCGAGCAATAGCTTTCGGTTGAGCCACAAATTGCTTACCCGCAGCCTTACCCTTTCGTTTAGCTCTGGTTGTAGCTGCATATTCAGCATCACTAAGAGCAGCGATAGCCTTAGAAGGTAAGTAGCGCTCACCAGTCTCACTAGACTTCTTGCCAGACTTAGTGCGCCACTTTTGTTTCCCCCAATTAAGCAGCGATTTTTGCGATGGTCTCATGCTCTAACCAAATATATCCACAGCCAAGGTCATCAACCTTGCAGGTAAACTTTATATCCCGAAGTTGAAGCTCATCAATAATATTAAGCATCATATTTACACTGCAAAATTCAATTCTCATTTATATCCTCCACCAGCAGCCTTGTACCGCTTTGCTAAGAGTTGCGCTTTTCTTGCTGACCACTTGCCAGCAGCAGTGCCTTGAACGTTAGCAGCCTTTATTCTGCTGAACAAAGACTTCCGCATCTTGGGCTTGGTGTAGTTACCAGCTGCATTAACCGCCATCTTGTTCCTCGCTTATGTTCTTTTGACTGCGGAACCTTTCAGCCGAAGTCTTCTCCATCTTCTTAACTTTCTTCAGAAGGTTCTCGCGCTTCATGCTAGTAACCATCTGTCCATCAGAAGTGCCAAGAAACTCTTTAACCTTGCGGCGCAACTTAGTCACCATAGAGTAATCTTCGGGCGTACTTTCTAATTGCTTAGATAACAACGAATAACGAGCATTCATTCTATCGCGGGGCGATTGTCCTTTAGGCATTCTTATTCTTCTTTGCTTTAGCAGCCATAATCCGCTTCTTTAAAGAATCAGGCAAAGTCTTCTGAGCGCCAGTCAACAAAGACTTCTTAGGGCGACCAACCTTAGATCCGTAAGTTCCTTTTCCCTGTGGCATCAATAACCTCCTAATAAACTTCTGCGCTTCATGCCCTTCCGACGATACGGAACATCCGCTAACTCCTGCTCAGGGCGATCAATAGGCTTCATACTCAAAGAAGGAAGCGGCTGATCTTCAGGCTTCCTCTCTTGATACATCTGTTCGGCACTCTTGCCTCTACTACCAAAACACATCAGCTTTTCTTATGCCTCCTTGCAAAGTTACGAGCCGCCTCAACAGAACCAAAGCCCCACTTCTTTAAGGCCAACGCCTTTCTAGTAGGGCGGCCCTTCTCATCTTTCATCGGGCCCTTCATACCAGCAAACCGAGCAGCAAAAGAAACACGCCTTGGATTCGTACCACTCTTTAATTGACGCTTTAAATTAGCGCCCTCAGTCCGCTTGAAATAAGCACGACCCGCAGCAGTCAATCCACCAGTCTTACTCTTGTGCTCTTTTCGCATGCCCAACACTCTTCAATGCAGCCTTCGCAACACTCGTATCCGCTCTAGGCGGCTGTGCCTCAGGCTCTCTCTTATACCTACTCATAAAATACCCCTACACTAAAAAAAATATAACTGACAATGCACAAACCTTTAGGGCTAATAATGTGTGCAGGGGGGAAGTAACATAGCGTGAGCCTGCAGTTTTCCCCCTACCCCCCTAGCCCAGATCAATTGAAACTTTGATGTCCCCCGCCACTTGAACCTGTGAACGATCAATAGGTTTATACCCAGCACGATCCAACAAATCCTTACTAGCCTCAAGCTGAACATACTCAGACTTAGCGTTCTGAGACAGCCTACGCACTGTGTTAACAGCTACGGTAGCACTAAGTCCAAACTCCTCATTCATCCGCTGCATCATGTACTGCTGCACATGGGCTGTCTTGAGTGCTTTGTAAGCTGAGACGTATCCAGACTTCCCTTCAGCGTACCCAGCTTCGATAGCAGCTTTAGCTGCAGGCAGCCCTTTTGATACCATTATATCCACCAGCGCAGCCTGTCTATCAGTTAACTTCTTAGCAGGAACCATATCAATCCTTCTTCTTAGCAGTGACTAACATCTAGCTAACTGCTGTCCTCTGTGTTTGCTAGATGCAGTAAGCTATCATTAAGAAGGATTGTTTAAACACTGGGGCTTATATCTCATTCACTAGCCCCCCTCTCCCTCTCTCCCCCCATTACGACACTATTTCTACATTGCTTGTCAATAGTGACGTAACGTAACTATACTAATTACCCTACGTCACACTGCATTTCTCTACTTGACAGGGCGTCCGAGCGGGCTGTCGTAAACCAAGCCCTATTGGTCTTGGCCCTTGCGGGCTTCCATCCCTGACGCATTGGCGTATCACGGCATTGAGCCATGATTCGCCAAGCAGGGTTCAAAGGCCACCCTTGCAACCCGCTAGCCTACCCCAGCGTACCGATAGACATTCAGCCCCTAAGATGTGGGCTGAATAGTCTTTTAGTTGCGACTCAGTTGAGGGGGTCGCTCGCACGCTCCCGCAAAGTGCTTCGACTAAACGATCATCGGAATGATGACCGTTTACCCCCCCTGTTTTTCTATGTGGGTTCGACTAATCTAAGGATAGATCAATCTCTGAGCGGGTGTAATTCCCCGCACAGGTGATTGATCATGACGCCTCAAGGCTCTGCACAATGACGCTACGTCAATCAAGTTGACGTTGCATCATTGCTGGCCCAGCAAAGCTGGCCTTCGGGCCTTGACCCGCCACCTAAGATTAGCCGTGACCACAGGCGTTCTTTTGAACAATAACCTACTAACTTATGGAGAAGACAATGATTCAAGACTCACAAAACGATATGCTAATAGATGACCTTCATAACATTAGCCAATGGGCCTGCTGCCGTGGACATGCAGTGCTAGAACAAGAGTTAGATAAGATAATAACAACATTAGAAGAACTTCGGGCGTCGACTAGCCGTCAAAGTCAAGACTTCCCAGCAAAGCTGGCGCTGCGCGATCTTGACTTGGACAACTAGACGGCGCTTCCGATTAGTGTCGAAAGACAATAACACAACTTAATGAGAAAGAGAGAACGACATGGATAAGAAACTAACTAAGATGATTAACTCAGATCTAAAAGCAGCTTACACAGGTGAGGACAACGTAACACTAAGCCAAGCGGTAGCGCGGCTATGTGCAGAGTTCTATGACCCACGCATGGTATTTGATAACGACAAAGGCTCGTACACAGAAGAGAATATCCACAAGTGGGAACAGATGTTCTTTTTGCAAAACATCGCAAACCACTTATGGGCTAAGATGTACGATACCCGCATGGACAAGAAGGGCTACGTCAAAGGCGTTGCTATCAAGCTAGATCGTGCGACACAGCACTTGAAGAACGTTACTGCTAAGCACGATGGCACAGAGATTTCTCTCAACGCCATTGACCAAGCCAACGACTGGCAAGACAGGCTACAAGACAAGCTCGCAATATACGAAGAGCAATACCACATGTTTGCCGACATGATGGAGGTAGCAACAGGCATGGCACACAAGCCATACCAACCATGGACAACAGCGATTGATGAGGCACCAGCCGCATCAAGCGACAAAGAAGATGCCTTGGCAGCAAAGCTGGCAGAGAAAGGCATCGATCTCAAGCCAGTCAGTGTTGCAAACACTGATGGCGTAGAGACACAGGAGGTGGCGTAACAGAAAGGGGCTTCGGCCCCTTTTTTATTTGGACAGGTTCCTCTGGGGGCGCGCCAAGAGGGGTGAGTGTGTGCAGCAGCAAGCTGCATGCAGTCGCCAGCAAAATCAAACTTAAAAAAGGAAAACCAAATGTTAAAAACTGTATGGATTGCATTCGTTGCATTCTCTACGCCAGAAGACTGTGATCATTTCTTAGAAACCAATCCTTCACTTGCTCACGGCGAAATACAATGCGTCATTCACAAGCACGAAGTGCCAGCAATAAAACCAAAACGAAAACCAAAGTGACGTAAGGTAACTAATGACTTTAACTATTGTCACTGCAATAATGCAGGGCATAACCAACGGAGAACTAATATGAAACTTAATTACATTGACACAGATGAGACGCCGGTCTCAATCACCTTCGTTGCTGATGAGATCAAAGTAATCAGCAACTTTCTTGAACTGCATAAAGCTCAAGTCGAAAGCTTTAATCGTAGTGCATTAATGGAAGACATGGCTAATAAATTTGCAGAGATAACTGCAAGATTGATTATGGAGAAATAGCATGAAACATTTCTCAATGAACGACTTCAACTTTCCAGTTGAGCAACAACCAATCCACGATCAGCTTGGCAATATCATTGCTGGTCATCAAGCTGTTGTGCGTACCGACACCGATCAGGTGTTGGGCGTACACGGATCACGTTACAAAATCGTATCGCACGATGATGTAGTCAACTCAGTTCTCGACGGAATCAAGACAGCAGATCTATCAGACGATTATGAAGTAAGCGTCGATGTACTTGAAGACGGTCGCAAGCTAAGAGGTGAGATACTATTTAATAATCTTACTGTTGAACCAGCAGTCGGTGACTACGTTAAGTTTAGAGTCAGCTTCTTCAATAGCTACGATGCATCTTGGTCCTTCTCTCAGCAAGCCAATGGCTTACGGCTATGGTGCCTCAATGGTTGCACTACACCCGACACAGTGGCGCGCAGTAGATACAAGCACACTGCATCGATCAACGTCGAAGGTGCAGCAGCTAAGGTAATCAATGGCCTTGAGCACTTTCAGTCTCGCAAAGATGTTTGGCAAAGCTGGATGCACACCAAGCTAGAGCAACCACAGATCGAAAACTTCTTTAAGAAGACTGTCTGCAAAGCATTCACACGTCAGCAGTCAGTCACCAAGACCAACGAAAAGCAACTAGAAAATTTGCTAAGCATCTGGAACAACGAGCGCAGCAGCCTCGGCTCTAATAAGTGGGCACTGTACAACTGCCTTACTTACTGGGCTACACACACACAGGATCTGCGTAAGCCAGAGATTGCTAAGTACAATCGTGAACTACAGATTGCCAGCGCAATGAAATCAAAACAATGGATGGAGATGAGCTAATGACTTTTGGAAAAGTGCATAAGAAAAAAAGCACTTGGTGGTATAGCAAGCAATCAGATAATAGCGATTTGATTTTATCAACCAAGCACAGAACGCAAGGAGATGCTTGGAAAGCTGCTTCTGTAGATTTGAAAGAAGGTCGAATCAATAAGCTTTATGTTTATCACGGAACTGGTTCGCTTAAAGAAATAATGTCGTATGACTTAAGCTACTCATGGGAGACAGTAAAATGAGAATGAGTAAACAACACTATGAATTTATTGCAGATACGATTGGGCCAATGGTAGGTTGGCCCTCTCACCTACATTCAATAGCTGATGAGCTAGAGAAAACTAATCCACGCTTTAATCGTGAGAAGTTTTTGCAACGCGCAACCAAAGCTTGGGAGGATAACCATGACATACCAGATGTTGATGACCACATCCCATATTGAATGCCCAGAGTGCTACGGTCATGGCACTCTGACTTACACTAGGTTTATTAGGCAGGGTTTCGATGTCGATGTAGGCTACGAAGAAGAGTACAAAGACACTTGTTTTAATTGCAACGGTGACTGTGAAATTGAAATAGAACCAGAGGATCTTGACAACGACGAGTGACTTGCTGCATTAGTGCAGTATGAAGTCGTATCTAAAACACCTACAGGATAGAGCAGAGGAAACAGACATCTCTCTGCTCACCTCTTTCAAACGAGCAAGCGTTCCAACGTCTACTTATTATAGATCAATAAACGGAGACACAGAACTGAGATACGATACCGCAGTGAAAGTAATCAATGCTATCGAAGAACTTCACTCGATACAACAAGCCCGTGAGCATACCGAAAGACTACGATCTTCTGGTAAAGATATTAACCGACGCTCGGTACGAGCTAAGTTTAAGCCAAGAAGCATTAGCTCATAAAATCGGATGCACTGTATCACTGATCCACAAGTGGGAAGCACAGAAGCGTATCCCATCTGGGTTTATGCTGATGTGTTGGCTGGATGCTTTAGGTTATGACATCGAAGTCAAAAAAAGGCAGCGCGATTGATTGCATTGCGTGTCAAACTACTACCACTTGGTTCGTTGCAATACTTAAAAACAATGGCGCAGCTACTTACGAGAAGCATTGGTATGTCTGCCTTCATTGCTATGAGGAGGACAAATGGCAAACCGTAACAAAAACAAAGGAACTTACCACGAGAAGTGGTTCGTCGACTGGCTTACGAAAGCGAAGATCAAAGCGAAAAGGCAACCCCTCTCAGGCAGCTTGGGAGGAGAGTATAGCGGCGACATCAAGCTTGAACTCTTCGGACAAGAATTGGTGGGAGAAGTAAAGTATAGGGATAAGTCCAACTTCCCTAGCCCATTCACAGTATTAGATAGGCGAGACATTGCCTTCTATAAAAGACGGACAGGAAGTCCGCAAACTCTGGTCATCATGAGCGGTGATCAATTCCTTAAACTTATGGAGAACGCAAATGGAGAATCAAAACAAAATGATAAAAGCTCACCTTGAAAAAGGTAAGCGATTAACTTCACTAGAAGCATTAGATTTATTCGGCTGCTTTAGATTGTCAGCTAGAATATCTGAACTCAAAACTTCTGGCTATCATATAGAAAAAATTATGATTGAACTTCCGAGCGGTAAAAAAGTAGCGGAGTATTATAAGCCATGAAAAAACCTAAATCATTAGGCAATGCAGTAGCTAGTAGTGTGTGGGATGCACACATCAACAAAGCCACAAGCTCACCGCATTATGCCAAAGAATACAAGAAGTATTCTTATGTACTAGATGAGTATGAAATTATAGCCAAGCGTATCAAGAACGGTGAACCTGTTGGTGAACCATACTTCAAAGGCGAGCAACGAAAAAAACTGCTTGAACTCACTGACATTACTGAAGCTGACCTCAAAAAATATCTTGAGTAAGCTGCAAGTATGCAGTAGTCTAACCTATATAATAATAAGGAGAACTGATATGGATGATCGCATCTGTATGTATTATGTATTGTCTCGACTAGATGATATAATCAAAGCTGAAAGCATAGAGCTAAGCTATGAAATGGTAAGCTCACTTAAAGATGAGCTAATTTATAATCTAGGTGTTAATGCAAGGTTACGTCATGGAGCGTAAAGGTTTCATAGGCGGCAGCGACTGCGTAAAAATTATGAATGGTGACTGGCTTGAGCTATGGCAGATCAAAACTGGTCGCGTAGAGCCAGAGGATTTGTTTCGCAATATTGCAGTACAACTCGGCAGCTGGACTGAAGACTTCAATCTTGAATGGTTTGAGCATGAGCATGATTGTGTTCTGTCTAATCAGCAGCATGAATATAAACAAGAGATTGGCATTGTACCAGCTAAAGGTACAATTGATGCTAAGTGGGGAAGCTTCATAGTCGAGGCCAAGCACACCAATCCATACAAATCTATGGATGATGTCATTGAATACTACATGCCACAAATACAACTGTACTGTTATCTTGCCAAAGCAGACGGTGCTTATTTCTCAGTAATTTTTGGCAACAATAAATGGGAGTCAGCGCATGTCTCGTTCGACCTACGCTATTTCAATTCTATGTGGGCGGTGGTGTCAGACTTCTGGGGTTACGTTGTACGCGACGAAGAACCGATTGGTGTTCAAACGCCAGACATCTCCATTGACAAGATTGAGGTGGACAACATGGTCAAGCGAGATGCCAGCACAGACAACCAGTTCATCGACGCAGCAGTTACCTACATCAACGGATACGAACACAACCGCGTGTTCGAGAACGCAAAGAAAGATCTCAAGAACATGGTCGGTAGTAACGAGCGAGAAGTTTACTGCGACCACCTTACAATCAAACGAGACAAGCGGGGATCACTCCGCATAACAAGGAGAACCAACAATGACTAATAACCTCGACATCTGGGACAAGCTGGCCTCTTCAGACCCCAAATATCTGAAGAAGGTCAGCTTCGGCAGCCGATCATTCACCGCCATTGATCCACAATACCAAGTTAAGAAGATGACTGAGCAGTTCGGATCAGTCGGTGAGGGCTGGGGTTGGCACAACACAACAGAGATTGTGCCTGTAAGCAACGGAGACAGCGCTGTACTAGCGCATGTTACTGTTTGGCATACATCGCCAGCAAATTCATTTGGCCCCTTCACAGGGTGCCGTAAGTTCTTTGATGCAGCTAAAGGTCGTATGGCTGAAGATGCACCGAAGATGGCTATCACTGATGGCCTAACCAAAGCACTGTCGCACATTGGCTGTGATGCTGACATCTTCTTAGGTAAGATGGATGGCAACAAGTACGATCAAGACAGTGGTAACAAGAGCAGTGGCTGGTAGTCACACAATACAGGAGCCAGAAGCATGGCAGAATATGACGATACAAACAGAGGCGCAGCCTTCACACCATTCCCAACGCAGCAAATGATCTTGCAAGGTAAGGTCAACGTAGAAGGCGTGGATTCAAAAGTAGTTCTTGTCAAAGACCAGACCAAAGACGGTCGTGGTATTGTCGAGGTCTATCAGAAGATGGCCGTAATGTTTGACAATGACAAGAAGGGCAATGATGCAGCACCCGATTACTCTGGCCCCGTTGGTGAAGACAAACGGATTGCTGGATGGAGACGCATGAAAGATGGTAAACCTTATATGTCTTTTCAGATAAGCGACAAACAACAAGGTCAACAATCTGCATCTTCGTCCTTGCCAGAAGATAGCATTCCGTTCTAAGCTAGGCTTAGTTCTCCAGAGGGACGTCCTGCCCTCCTCACAACTGCCCCGCTTAATTAGGTTTCGCACTGTTTAAGTGGGGCTTTTTTTTACCCAAAGGAAACAGCATGGAAACATGGGAAGAAATGACAGCGCGTCATAAGCGCGAGCGACTAGAGCTAGTAAAAGCATTGGCACAATCTCGCTGCACACAAACACAAGCAGCAAAAATACTTGACGTAAAACTATCTGGCCTCAATAATTTCATTCATCGCAACAACATATTCTGGCCTGTCGTAGAGCAAGGGAGAAGGCAATGAAGATACACCGCGCACATGAAGTAGAGTTAGACTTTCTAAAGCGCAGAGTTGACACACTGATTGATGAAGAAAACAGAACTGATCCACACCCAAATGTAAAACAAGATCTATGGGCAGCACGTTCTGAACTAAATCAATTTGTAAACAAACTAAGAAAAGAAGGCTATCAAATATGAATGAGAAACTACTAGCCGCAATGCTCGAAGACGCAAAGCAAGTTAATAAAAGAGCTAGAGAAAGAGATGGGCAAAGCCGATTCTTAAAGCAAAACTTACCTGTTGATTATAACATGGGCGGCAGAGACGGTAGGCCAGAAACAAAAGAAATAATCAGACTAGCCTTAGAAGGCAAAAGCAAAGACTCTATATGCAGACGCATGTCTTTCTTAGGATATAGTCGTGATAAAACTTTAAAGACTTTATCTCGTCACTCAGATAAGTTTGCTCATTTAAAGCATTAACTCAAAGTGAGGGCCATCAATGAATGGCCTTCTGCCCTGACTTCTACGCAAATCAACATAAGCATTCATAGCTTCTTCCATAGTTCCATCCCATGTACGGATGTCATCTATATGCCAAGCTGCTCCCCAGCGCACACTTACCCCAGCAGCTTCAGCACCTTCCTTCATAGCGTCAGCCAAATCGTCATACAGATTAAGCTCCCAAGAACTACGGCCCTCAATGTAAGCCATCAGATCAACAGCCAATCCATCCAAATGCTTTGACTTCATAGTTTGACTAGCGCCTTTAGCTACTAATGCTTTCTGCATTTCCAAGGTGCGCAAGCCTTGAATAACTCCGAAGTCTGTCTTTGTTGCAGTAATTGCAAACTTAACCACAGAAACCATGCGCTCATCTACACCCTGCATTCTATCAAGGCTACGCTGTGATAATTTAAAACTCATTTCTTTAATCCTTTCATAGTGCGGATTCCAAAGCTTGCAGCTATTGAAGCATACATTCCCCACTGCACCCAGAGCGGTGTGGTTTCTAAGTTAGCAAACCCAACCGCCATTACATCCTGCATAGAGGGAATAAAATTCATACAAAGAATAGCTACAAAAACTATAGTCCATAGCTCATCTTTCCAAGAATCCTTTGATGCTTCTATTGCTGACTGCTCCCAGTCCATTTCACCAGTAGCTTGCTTGAGTTTAATCTCTGCATTAGCCTTCTGGACAGCAGCCTTACCGTCTAAATAACTGGTGGCTAGCCCACCAACTGCACCTATAATCTGACCAATCATTTCTCATGCCCTACCCATACTGCGAAAGCACCTGTGAGAGCGCCTGTAACGGTCGCTGTAAGCGCTGTAGCCTGTGTGCTTACCACATCCTGCGGCAAAGACATAAACCATTCTATAACGCGAATATACATGATAGTCATAACCAGCATCATAAGGCGAGGCATAAGCTTCCACGCCAGTATCTTTTCCATAGCTATAGTCATCTGATCCCTTTCAAAAATTCAGTGAAGAAATACAAAGCAACAATACCACCAATAGCCAAGAAGGCAGTTATGCCCCAAGTAATATATTTAATTGTAGCTGCTATTTGCTTCTGTCTTTCTTCAGCTTCTTTCTTTCGTTGAACGCGCATCTTAGCTTCAAAAGCCAAGAATGAATCCCAAGTTCCGGGCTTGCCGTACAATCTGCAAATAGATTCAAGTTCTTTTCTTTGCTCTTGTATCTGTTGCAAAGCAATGAACTCATCAAAGTCATCAGCAGACTTGCCCATAACTTTAGAAAACAAACCATTCTTTTTGCGATTGCCTCTAGCTTTTAGCTCTTCTTCTGAGCTTACTAAATTTTTAAGAGGTGCCAGAAAATCCGACACCTCCTTGCCATTAGAAACAAACTTCTTAATTGTGCTGTAAGCAGCGTTAGCTGCCGCTAATTCAGCAAGCATAATTTAACTCATCATATTAACGCGAAGAAGCAATGCTATGATGAATGCAGATGCACCAATAACAATAGCTTCCAAGCGTTTAACTCGGTT